CTTATAAAGAATTGAAAGATCATTACATAAAGAAAAGGGGGTATGCTTTACTATTTAGGATTGCAATCGACAATTTAAAAATGAAAGATTATTTAAACCCCTGCCCTTATATATCTTTTGATAAAGCGCGAAACGTGACGGGGCGCATTTTAGATAACGGGCGCGTATTGGAAGCGGAACATTTAGAGTTAACAATAACCGATTTAGATTTTGCGATAATTGATAAACAGTATAATTTATCAGATAGTAATGTTAAAATTACTGACCTGTATTTTGCAACATATGATTATTTACCTACAGAATTACGGGAATTGGTAAAAACGTACTATAAACGAAAAACAGAATTGAAAGGATTAAAAGGGGAACAAAAATTGTTTTATGATAAATATAAAGCGCTAATTAATGCAATTTATGGATGCAGTGCGCAAGACCCATGTAAGCAATCTATTTTATATGTACAAGATTCAATAGATGAAGATATTTACAAAGAAGAGGACAAAAGCATAGATGAATTATTATCAAGATTTCATGCCGCTATGCCCTATCAATGGGGGGTATGGACAACGGCACGGGCACGTGAACGATTGCAAATATTAATTGACGCGGTACACGAGAATAAGGGGTCGGAGTTTGTGTATTGTGATACTGACAGTGTTAAATATATAGGCTATTATGATATAAAACAAATAAACACAGAATTGCGACAGATAGCAGAAAAAAATGGTGCTTTTGCTTTTGACATTGACGGTATTAAACATTATATGGGCGAGTATGAAAACGACGGAGTTTATAAAAAGTTTGAAACTCTGGGAGCAAAATCATATGTTTATACGGATATGGATGATAAATTACATATAACAATAGCAGGGGTTCCGAAAAATAAAGGGGCAAACGAATTAGAAAGAATGGGGGGCTTTAGTGCGTACAATATCGGAACAATATTTAAAGATGGAATAACAGAAACTGTATATCATGATGAACGCTGTTATTTACAGACAACATATAACGGCCATCCAATAGAAATAACTAGTGATATTGTGATTAAAAATAGTTTTCACAAAATCGGATGGTCGAAGGATTACAAAATATTATTACAAAATATTGATGTGTCAGATATTGACGCATTAATAAATAAAGTGCTATAATGTGTTTGGGTGATTATGCCCGATAAACAAGAAAGGAGTAACAAAAAACACATGGCAAGAGCAAAAAGAAGGTTTTCAGACAGAGGAAAAATTACGCGAACGTTAACACTAACGGAGTTTGACGTTACCTATTTTGACAAAGAAACTAAAGAGATCAAAACCACGCACAACAATTTAGTCGGCAAGCTGACAGAAAAAGAGATGCTGTCAAGCGTGTCAGACTATGGCGTGGGGCTGGAAGTATCAAACGTGAATGTAACTGATGCGCTTTACGTTTGTGATCTTGCAGACTTTTTGTCCGTTGCGGTTAAAGTAGCTGAGGAATAATTGAAAGGAGTATTATACAATGAACATTATCGAAAAAAGCGGCAACCTTACAATGGCGGATATGTACCAGCTTACAAAGTCCCCCGAAATCAATAAACTTTCCAACATAAAGGGCGAGGAGCTGGAAATCGAACAGTTTATTGTTTACGAAGATACTAATATTTCTACCGGTGAGATCACACGCGTTGCAGGCTTTAAAAGCACGCAGGGAGAATTGTTCGCGACAAACAGTAAAACGTTTGTTAATGATTTCCTTGACATTATTGCTATGTGCAAAGAAGCAGGCGCGCCGTTACCCAGCATTGTAAAGGTATTTCCGCGCAAAGGAAAAACAGGGCGTGAATATATCCAGTGCGTTTATATCGCGTGATCTATAGATAGAAAGGAGAAAAGGGGCGTATATAACGCCCCTTTTTGTTTAGATGGATAATCAAATTTATTTAGATAACGGATATCTTAATATTGAATACATTTTAAAATTTCCTGTCCCATTTATATTTTGCGTTGGTGGGCGTGGCACAGGGAAGACATACGGTGCGTTAAAATATTGTTTGGAAACAAATACGCGTTTTCTGTATATGCGGAGAACGCAAGCACAAGCAGACTTAATAAACCGCCCAGAATTTACACCCTTTAAAGCTGTTTGTGCCGACACGGGCGAAAATATCCTATCCGTACCAATCACAAAATATAACGCTGGGTTTTATAGAGCCGTGCAAAATGATGATGGTAAATTAATACCCGAGGGAGATCCCATAGGTTATACGTTAGCATTATCAACGGTTTCTAATTTACGTGGATTTGATGCTAATGATTGTGATTTATTAATATACGATGAGTTTATACCCGAAAAGCATGAACGCCCATTAAAAGAAGAGGGCGCGGCTTTTGCAAACGCGTATGAAACAATAAACCGTAATCGTGAGTTAAAAAGCAAACCCCCATTGAAAGTGCTGTGTTTGGCAAACGCGAATAATATTATGAACCCCATTTTTACGTATCTAAAGATTGTGGATAAAGTCAATGCCATGTATAAACGAGGGCAAAGCATAACAATAAATGAGAAAAGGGGCTATGCCGTTGTTTTATTGGTTGACAGCCCTATCTCGCGACAGAAAAAAGAAACTGCTATATATAAGTTGACAAAAGGAACCGAATTTTATTCTATGTCAACAGAAAATGATTTCAACATAGATTTTACACCAGCACTTGCCATAAATATATTGGAATACACGCCGCTATTTACTGTTGATGGGATTGCAATATATAAACATAAAACATACCCATTGTTATATGCAACATCCCATATAAGCGGCGGTGCAAAAGCGATAGACTCCCGACTATATCGGAAAAAATACAGGGGTTATATTATTGACGCAGACACTAAAGGTTTACTACAATGTGAATCGTTACTCATTCGCGAAAAGTTATTGACGATTTAGTAAAACTGTTATACTATAAGCATGGGGAGATGGTGGGCATAGACAGCACCCAGAAGGTGCGCCGTGCGGCTGTCACCGCAAAGAACCATATCCCCACCATTAAAGAATTAATTTCGGAGGTGATGCAAATGACGTCTGAAGATGCTATTAAATGGATACAATTAGATATAGATATGATGAAATTCGATCCTAATACGGGAGAAGAGGCTTATCTCAATGAAGATGCGAAAAAACTCATTGAAGCGCAGGAGTTAGCAATTAAAGCGTTGAAAGAGTTTAAAGAAAGGGGGTTGTAATATGTCCATTCAAGAGTTAACCACATTGATTTCTACCGTTGGATTCCCGATTGTCGCGTGTATTGCTTTATATATGCAGAATGTAAAAATGACAGAAACGATCCAGCACAACACCACTGCAATAATGGAACTCACCACTATTATTAAGGAACGTTTGGGGGATGGGGAATAAATGGGGGACATACGGAAGGCTCGACAATGGGCGATAGACACGGCTAAAGACGACACCCACGGCTACAGCCAAGCGGTGCGGTGGGCTCCCGACTATGACTGCTCAAGTTTTATTATATCTGCCCTCGAAGCTGGGGGCTTTGAAATGAAATCATACGGCGCGACATATACAGGGAATATGCCGCAGGCGTTAACGCTGTGTGGGTTTAGGCGTGTATACGGCATTAATCTGACAACAGGCGTTGGTTTGCATGATTGCGATATCCTGCTAAATCCTGCCACACATACTGAAATGTACATCGGAGACGGTTACACGGTGGGCGCGCACTACAGTGAAAACAGGAATAAATACGGTGCGGCAGGTGATCAAACGGGGAATGAAATATCTATCGAAGCATATCGAAATAAAAACTATACGCAGGTTTGGCGGTATGTTGAACCGATTACGGAAGATGCAAAAATAGACGCCGCGGCAAAAGCGGTAATCAATGGTGATTACGGATGCACCCCAGAACGCGAAAAGAGATTAGCGCGGGAGGGGTATGATCCGACACAGGTACAAAAACGTGTTAACGAACTATTGAAAGGGGGCTACACATGACAGACGAGGAAATCACAGCTTTACAGGAAAGCAACACGGCATTACAAGCACAAGTTACCGAGTTAACGGCAGAGCGTGACAGCTTACGCGAGGAAAATACCGCTCTCCGAACCGAACGCGATACCAGCGCCGCGGAATTACAGGAAACCAAAAAATTAAATTACACACTCGCACGGCAGATAGACAGCCGTCCGAAAGAAACTTTCGAAGATACGTTATTAAAAGCTATGGGGGTATGACATGAACACAACACAAATTTACGCACTTGTAAATGAAGTAAACGCGCAGGCGTTCGGCGCAAATGCGCTAGCCGTGGCAGATGTACAGGGGTTGATCTCCTTGGGTAATACGGTTTTGTCCAGTGCCACAAACACGGAAGCATTTCTTAATACGCTGGTGCAGAGAATCGGCAGGACAATTATTTCTTTCCGTGCATACCGTAATAAATTCGGGGATATGGTGCGGAACGATTTTGAATGGGGTGCGATCTTACAGAAAATCCGTGTCAAATTGCCCGAACTGGAATCCGATCCTGCATACAACTTGACCGATGGTCAGAGTGTTGATCCGTGGACAATTTATAAACCCGATGTAACTCAGAAGTTTTTTGTAACCCGTACCCCGTATATGTTGCCCGTAACGATCGCGCGGGAACAGCTTAAAGAAGCATTTACGGGCGAAAGCATGATGGGGGCGTTTATTGCCGCTGTGTTCGGGCAGGTGCGAAATGCACTCGAAGTCTCCCTTGAGTCGCTGGGAAGACTTGCTATTGCCAACATGATCGCCGAATCGGGAGCGCGTGAAATCAAACTGGTTACTGATTACAATGCAGGCGGTGGTTCGATAACTGCCGATACCGCATTAGATGATCCCGATTTTCTGCGTTATGCCGTTGCGCGTATTAAATCGGTATCTGACTATTTCGAAGACATGGGAACGCTTTACAATGACGGAACGATCGAAACGTTTACGCCGAAAGCGGATCAAAAACTTAAAGTGTTATCTTATTTTGAACGCCGCCTTGAAACTGTAGTGCAGTATTCCGCGTTCAATGAAGAGATGGTGGAACTAAACGCATTTCAGGTCGTAAACTTTTGGCAGGGGCAGAACACAAACGCCAATCGGGACGGGATAATCATTAAACGAGCAAGCGACGGGACGGAAACGACTGTAAATAATATCATGGCGGTTTTGTATGATGTCGAAGCGCTGGGGCTTTACAGAAAAGACGAGGACGTGCTTACAACCCCCGTTAATGCAAAGGGAATGTATTACAATACATTCTACCATTTAAAACAGCTTTGGTTTAATGATCTTTCCGAGAACTTTGTGTATTTTACACTTAATTAATTCGGGTTTATATTTACGAAAAATTAGGGCGGTATTAACCGCCCTATTTTAAAAGGTGGTGCAGAATGGCAAATAACGAAAATACAAATATTTTGGATGAATGGCGCAAGCTGTTTACATCGGGCGCAACATCGGGCGCTGGTGTATTATCTAAAGAAGTATTGCAAGTGAATTACACAGAATGGTGCCTAAAGAAATTATTCGGGGCGTTTAAGTTTAACAACATCCCCGAGGAATGGGATTTTGATTATTTCCTTACTAACTTATTCATAACAGGGTATCTCGCGGTAACAGATACAAGAATAGGGGTGATCCCATTAAGGTGCGCAGTTACGGGCATAAACGTTTTTGAACATCCGACACGGGCAATTTTTGCAAACCCTGTGTTAGGTAACTTTGAGCGTGAGTTATACGGCAATGATCGAAAAACGTCATGCGCGTTGGTTAAACTGCAATATGATTACGGCGGTGTAATGCCGTTAATAAACCGATATGCAACTATCTTGTCACTGTGTGATAATTCTATTGCAGTCAATCTGCGTAATAGCAAAGTCGCGTTTATTGGTTTTGTATCTTCCAAGCAACAAGCCGCGACAATGCAGAAAATGTATAAAGACATTGACGATGGCAAACCTGCCGTGTATGTTAAAAAAGACGATATAACAACCGATGACATTCTTTACAATCGGGTGAAAGAAAGTTATATTGCTAACGATATCCAGCTGTTAAAACAGAGTATTAAAAACGATTTTTTAACCGAAGTCGGATTGAATAATGCCAATACCGACAAAC